CTCGTTGTCAAATTAATGCTTCAGCTGACTTAGCTAATCAAATTTTATCAATTAAGAAAGAATTAGATTCCTTTGGAATCAAGGCAAGTAAATGCCGTTACAATACTATGACCAAACTGCTTTTGGCTATTGAAAAGAAAATTAAAAGTCAAATTTCATTTGCAACTAATTGTCCTGCTCGAAATCATGCTATCCGTGCCACTCCTACAGCTATTTATCTTTATGGTAAACCAGGCACTGGTAAAAGTATTCTCACCGAAGTTTTATGTGCAAAGATGTACAATGAGCTTCTTCAAGATGATAAAGTAAATTATGCATCGCTCACTTTTATCCGGAAAGCAGTTAATGAATTCTGGGAAGGGTATGTAAATCAACCTATTGTTATTTTGGATGATTTGCTAATGCAGTAGATTCAGTTACTCGTCCAGTTGTTGAATATGCTGAAATCGTTAGTATGGTAAACAATACAACATATCCATTACACATGGCAGAAAAAGATGCAAAAGCAGATACTTTCTTTAATTCTCCTTATATTATCGCTTCTTCCAACCAAAAAGTACCAGATATTAAAAGTTTAGCTGATCCTGGTTCTGTTACGCGTCGATTTTCAATCTATGCAGAAATTACTATTGATAGCAATTATGGAAAAGAAGTTGCTCACCCTTCTGGTGCGTATACTCAGTATGATGAATCTATTGCACGTAAATATGTCGAATCTAAGAATCATCTTGAATGGGATGAAGACAATCCACTTCGCGTTGAACATTATCATATCAATATTTATAAAGTCACAGGTAAAAATACCGTTACTAATCCAGTTTTGGATAAACAAGGTTTAGGCTTTGAAGAATTTTGGGATTATTGTAAAGAAATTATTCTTTCAAAAACAAAACATTCCAGGAAAGTACAAAAAGGTATTCATAAAATGGCTGGTGTTGATACAACAGATGATTCAGTAAAAACAGCTGAAATAATGCAGAAATTTAAAAGTATTTTTGATCCTGAAGTATTTTTGGAAGAAATGAGTTCAATTCCTCCAGTAGGTACTCCAGAAGAAAAAGAAAAAGAAGAATTTACTGATGCAGAAGATGAAACTTTATTGGATGCTGGATATGTATTCGAATTAGATGATCCAGTTCAGAAAATTTCATATAGAACCCATTATTCTGAACTTTTTGCTACACTCAAGGAAACTGTTAGATCAGGATTAACTAAAATGACACGAAAGTTGGCAAAATGTAAGTCATTTATTTCTAATAAATTAGGAACAGTTGCAAGATTTATTATGTCATTTTTCTCCAACATTACCAATAGAGCAAGTACTTATATTGAAAGTATACCGAATATTCATATTTTAGCCGGACTAGGAACTACTATTCTCGCTGTTGTGGGTCTTTGGTGTACTGGACTATTTCGTGCCAAGCCCAGTGATGGTGACAACCCTTGGTGTAAATTTTCTATTACGCCTTCTCCTCATCTTGCACCGTGTCGTAAATGTGACCCATGTCAAGTTATGGCCTACCCGACGATCGGCGACATGTTGGATCACTACTGTTCCAGAATTGGAGTCAAACAGGTGCGTAAAGAATTGGTTAGTCTGGGTATGGAAGAAGAAGCGTTACTTCAAATGTCCAGTACCTTATGGGAAAAGAAATGTGCCAATCTTATTGCAGTATCACAAGCTCGGATCTATGACAACCAACCAGTAAATGCTCGAACATCAGCTTATGCTCAAGCGCTTATTGGTGGGTGTCCTATGAAAGGATTGTGCAATAAATTCAC